AGGTTTCTAATGAATCTATCAACGATATAGCTAATGTACCTCATCTTGAGAAGCTTCTTGTTAATAATATGTTAACTAAGAAAGCTGTTATTGATGCTAAACTTACTCCAAAAACAGAACTAGACTGGTTGAAAAAAGCCAAAGAAAATAGCCCATTTGCACCTGATGACGATACTGATGCCTTGTTTAAAGATACAGGTAAGCGTGCTATAGAACAGATATTACAATCTTATGGTGTTGAATCTAAATATATTTTGTCTTCTAAATTAGCTGCAGATACTGCACTCAATGATATGAGACAGTATTATAAAATGGGAATGATAAAATTCCAAGGTAACAAAGAGGAAGCTAAGAAGTTAGCTCTTCAGATGTTCCAAGCTGATTTAAAAGCTAATGATAAATACCATATTACTGAGCGTACTACAATCAACGGTAATGTAATACAAAACCCTCACTTTACTCAATTCCATCTACCTGCTGAACGTATATCATATCCAGCTAGTGAGTTTACTACAGAAATGGTTCGTAATGATCCTGATATGTGGCAGACAAAACCAATGATGCAAGGAGCTACGGCTACTAAATGGATTAAAGATGCTAATGCTGGTAGAGTTAAAGGTTTCCCAGAAGATGCTTTACATCTTTGTGAAAAGTATGGTTGGGATGTACTAGAGTTTTTAGAATCTCAAGCTAAACTACATGATCCAGATTTAGAACTAGATAAGAAATGGCACGCTATTTCAAAGGAATCTCATAGTAGAATTAGACCTGAGTATTTACCATTTCTTAAGGAAGGTCCAGTTGGAGTTCAGTTAGGATTTAAACTTAGTCAAGTTAGGTCTTTACATGATCCAAGTGTACTTAGTGAACAAGCTAAAGAACTAATGGGGTATGCAGCATGAGTGAATATCCATTAGCAGGTGGCGACAATTACGCCAATGCAGAAGCTCAAGATGAGTTTGAAAGAGAACAGAATCGTAAGTATCAACAATGGAAGTCTCAACAAGAAACCATTGAATCACAAGCTAAACCTGAATCAACAGGTGAAGCAACACCTACAGATTCTACTGAAAAGAAAGACGATAAAGGTCTTATCTATAATGTAGGTCATACAGCTGCAGCAGTACCATTAGGTACAGCAGATTTTGTAAGCGATGCTATAGGTATTGTACCTTGGTTAAGGCCAGTAGATGAATGGTGGGATGCAAACTCCCCTAGATCTAATCACCCTGTACATAAAATAATTAGAGATGCATCTTCAGTTATTGTACCAACAATGGTTGGTGGTGGTGTCGTTACAGGTAGTCTTAAAGCTGCTACAGCTGCTAGAAGCATCCCTGCAGCCACACGTGTTCTGGGTACTATTGCAGCTCATGCTGGAGTAGATACAGCAGTTACATCTATATCATCTCATTCAAAAGAACAGGATAATATAGCACGTACACTTAATGATTGGTTAGGTTGGGATATACCATGGGCTACTAGAGATACAGATAGTCCAGATGTCATCCGTAAAAAGAACATCTATGAATCAGCTGGCTTGAGTGTCGGTGTAGATTTGATAGGAGCTGCGTTCTCACTAGGTAAAATAATGAAACCTATACCCGGTGATGAAGTAGCAGAACAAGCACTAGCTAGACATGCAACAGGCTTTGAAGGTCAAGATCCTATAACACAGAATGTATTAGGTAGAAAGTCTAGTAGAACACAAGCTCAACGTGCAGAGACTGCAAGACGATTAATGAAAGATCCTGAGGGTAAAGCCTATGATCCATTTATTAATGAAGCACCTGCAGAGAGTTGGAAAGCTGTAGATGATGTTGATATCAACCCACAGTTAGCTAAGATAGATAACTATCGTATTCAAAATAACATTGGTACTACCAACGGTAGAGCTAGAGGTGTCGTAAGCTCAGGCTTTATGGAAAACCTCAAGTATGCTGATGTAGCAAGTAGAGCTAGAAAACTACTACAACCATTATTTGACTCTGAGATTTCAACTAAACTTGGTGCTCAGATTAAAAACAACGTAGTACCTCCAGCAGAGATTAACAAAGGAATTACTAAACTATATGATCAGGTATATAACCCTGAAATTAGTTTACAGGAAATGGAAGGTATCATAAACACCATGAAGAAGGGTGTATACCAACAACAGAAGTTCCTCAATCCAGATGAGTATCAGGTTATGACAGAAGCTTTTACGAAAGCTTTTACTGATCTATATAACCCTAAGGTTATGCGTGCTTCAGCTATGGTTACAAACCAAGCTGCTGGTACTGTAGCTGATGCATCTGCAGCTGTAGGAATGATTGGTGATATCTCCAGAACTACCAGACAACAAGAGATTATACTTGATAAACTTCAATTAATTAATAATGAAGTTAGAATCAATAGATTCATTGCTAATAAAGCAGATGAGTTTAAAACTCTTGTAAGATCTAAAGATCCAGTTGTAGTGAACCAGTGGTTACTGACACAATCAGATGAGTTTGCTGAAGGTATTGGTCAAGCTGTAGTTAAAAGTGATAAAGACTTTGAAGTATTAAAGAAAATTGCTAAGGATAAACCAGAGTTCTTAAAACCTATGGCTAAAGCTCTCGAAGCTACAGACGGTAAGGTTGATGAAATCTGGAAACTACATCGTTGGCATGAACACAATATAGGTTTTGTTAAGAAAGCATTTATAGATGGTGAACCAGAACTACCTAGTCTTGTTGTACAAGGTATGAATGGTGTACGCTATAATAATATACTATCTGGACTAGCACCAATACGAGCTATTACAGGTAACAGTATGTTAACTGCATTCAAACCAGCATCCGTACTTGTAGGTGCTAAACTTACAGGTGATGTAAAAGCATTTAAACATGCTCAATGGACCTATGGTGGTATATCAGAAAACCTTAAGCGTGCGTTTAAGATGATGGGAGATGAGTGGCGTTTAGCTAACTCTAAACCTGAAGCTGCAATGATGCGTGGTAGGGCTGATTTAAGACAAGCTAAAATGGACAGCTTTGAAGCTGTTGAAGCTATGTCTGAGGTATGGAGAAGAGAAGGTAACACTGGTAAGCTTGCTATGTGGAACTTAGCTAAAGGTATGAGCTGGTATAACAATAATAAATTTGTTAGATTTGGTGTAAACTCTATGTATGCTATTGATGGATTTACGAATTCAATGATGGCTAGTGGAGCAGCTAGGTCTAAAGCTTATGTCCAGATGATGGAAGAAACCAAAGGTGGTTTCAGTAAAGCAGCTTTCGATAAGTTACAACGTAAACTATATGATGAATCCTTTGATGCAACAGGTCTGCTTAAAGATAAAGCAGCTAAATTAGCATCACAAGAAATAGCACTTAACGTAGATAGTCAATTAGCACAGAACTTTACTAAGTTTATTGAAAGAGTTCCAGCTGCTAAACCACTATTCCTATTCCCACGTACAGGTATTAATGCATTAAATGTTGCTTGGTCATTTACACCGGGTAGTAGTATAGTCCCTGTTATGACTAAAGCTAGAAAGGTTCTTTCCGCACAAAGCATCGGAGAGATGACTGAAGCTTTAGCTGAGCATGGTCTAGAGTATAGTGATGAAGCATTTGCAGCACTTAAATCTGAATACATTGGTCGTCAGTTGATGGGTGGTGCAGTGGTAACAGGTGCTGGTATATGGGCACTAGAAGGTAACCTTACAGGTAATGGTCCTCATAGCCATGGGGAACGTAAGAGGATGTTAGATATGGGTTGGAAACCTAACTCTATCAAGAATCCAATTACAGGTAAATGGCATAGTTATAAAGGATTTGAACCATTTGATACTTTACTTGGTTTAGTAGGAGATTTGGTATACAATTCTAATCGTGTAGACCAAGCTATTACTGAACAAATGTATCAGAAGTTAGCATTTTCTATCAGCATGAACGTTGCTAACAAGACATTCCTTAGTGGATTTGAACCGTTAGTATCCTTATTCTCTGGAGATGAAGGTGCATTCAAACGATTCATGGTTAACCAAGGTGATGCTATGGTTCCATTTGCAACCTCTGGTATTAGGAGTGTATTGAATAATGCTGTAACACCACAGTTAAAGGATGTAGAAAATGATTGGGGTGCTCTACTACAGAACAAATGGAAGTTCATGCATAGAAGCGGTACGGCTGAAGATGCACTTCAAGATCAATTAGATATATACACTGGTCAACCCATACGATTCCATGAACCATTAACTGCTGCTTTTAATGCTTTCATGCCATTTGGTAAATCTAATGGTGATATGGAACCATGGAGACAGTGGTTACTTAGTACTGGATGGGATTCACAACGTAGTATGGAGATTAATCCTATTACTGGTGATCCTATTTCCACGCAAGATAGATATAAAATAAATAACTGGATAGCTAAGAACATGGATCTAGCTGGTCAGATAGAAAGAATGATGGATGCTCCTGATGATTTTTGGAACAAAAAAATTAAGGAGTATGGTAAAGCTAGAGGTCTAAAAAAACAAAGAGACTTCCCTATAAAAGAGTTGGTGGTACATCAAGAGTTGAATAGAATACATCAACAAGCGTTGAAATATGCTTGTTCATGGTTAGAAAGACATCATGAGCAACACTCTGCAATAGGTGAATCTAAGGCTAGAATTAAAAACGCACTCAGACAAGGTAACATCCCTGAAGCTTTAAAAGCACATGAAAACAGGGGTGAGTTAAAAGAACTCCTTAACTTAAATAAATGACCGTAACAATTGAAAATTTATATACGGGTAACGGCTCCACCACCGATTACTCGTTCACATTCCCATATTTAGACACGTCTGATATCAAGGTAACACTTGCTACAGTCGCTACAACTGCATATTCGTTGCTTAATGCAACAACGGTTAGATTTGACAGTGCTCCCGGTAATGGTGTAGCTATTAGAATCTATCGAGAGACAGCTTTCGACACCCCTAAAGCTACATTCTACCCCGGATCAGCTATACGAGCTAATGATCTGAATGATAATACACTACAAAACTTATATGTAAACCAAGAATCTAATGATAAAGTTGCTGACGCTTGGCTTTCAGGTGATCCAACTGTTATTAGTACAGAATCTTGGTATACAACTGACGATACAAAAGTAGCTACAACTAAAGCTATTGAAGGTCGTATTGATGCAAAAATAGATACAGCTTTAACAGGAGATATTGCAGCTGGTAATAAGATTACTATTACGGATAATAGTCCTAGTAGTGGTCAAATAACTGTAGCTTTAACAAGTGGTTCATTAGTTAATAGTGATGTCAACGCATCAGCTGCTATAGCTGGTACAAAAATTACTCCTAGCTTTGGATCACAGAATGTATCAACAAGCGGTACACTTGCTTCAGGTGCTGCCACAGTAACAGGAAATATAGCTGTTTCAGGTACTGTTGATGGTAGAGATGTAGCTGCTGATGGTTCAAAACTTGATGGAATTGAAACTAACGCTACAGCAGATCAAACAAATGCTGAAATTAGAGCTGCTGTAGAAGCTGCATCTGATAGTAATGTCTTTACGGACGCTGATCATACAAAACTTAATGATATTGAATCTGATGCAACAAGGGATCAAACTGCTGCTGAGATAAGAACATTAGTTGAAAATGCTACTGACTCAAATGTATTTACTGATGCTGATCACACTAAGTTAAATGGTATAGAAACTGCTGCAACAGCAGATCAAACCGATGCTGAGATTAGAGCAGCAGTAGAAAACGCAACAGATTCAAACGTCTTTACGGATGCTGATCATACAAAACTTAACGGAATAGAGACAGCAGCTACAGCAGATCAAACAGCTAGTGAAATTAAAACACTACTACAATCTGATAAATTAACTGCTAGTGAAATAGCAGATAGTACAATCACTTCTACTCAAATAGCAACAGGTGCATTAGATGGAAGGTATTATACAGAAACAGAATTAACAGGTGGTGCTTTAGATGGTAGATACTATACAGAAACAGAATCAGACGCTAGATATTTTAATATCAGCACAGGCGATACTATTAAAGATGGTGATACCTTCCCAGATAATGATACAACAATAGCTACAACTGCTGCTATCAATGACAGGATTATTGATCTTGTTGATGATGTAGGTGGTTTCGTACCAATAGCAAATGAAACATCTTTTCCCGCTGCTAACCCTGATGTTAATAATGGGGCAGGTACTCTTGTTAGTATCAAGGCTCTCGCTAATAACCTCACCTCAAATGGGTCTGGAGTGGCAACGATTGCTAACGGTGCAGGTTCTGGTAATACAGTAACTATCAATGGTTTAGCAAATAGCACAACTTATGCTGCTACTTTTGGAATGATTGTAGAAACAACTTCTACATTACATACTTATACATTCCATAGACAAGTACCTAAAGCTACAGAAGTTTCAACCGTAGCTGGAAGTATTAGTAATGTCAATGCTGTTGGCGGTAATATCAGTAATGTTAATACTGTAGCTGGTAATAATAGTAATATAACTACAGTAGCTGGTGCGAATAGTAATATAACTTCAGTTGCTGGATCTATATCAAATGTTAATACAGTAGCTACAAATATATCAAGTGTTAATGATTTTGCTGCTAGATATCGTGTAGCAAGTTCAGCACCAAGTTCTAGTTTAGATACAGGTGATCTTTATTTTGATACAAGTGCTAATGAACTAAAAGTATATAACGGATCATCATGGCAAGGTGGTGTAACAGCTACTGGTAACTTAGCGGGATTAGGAGCTAATACGTTTACTGGTAATCAGAGTCTTGGAGATAATAATAAGGTTATTTTTGGAACTGGATCAGATCTCCAGATCTACCATGATGGAAGCCATTCTTACATTACTGATACAGGTACAGGAAGATTACATATAAACACTTCTCAGTTAAGAGTTAATAACGCAGCAGATAATGAAATACTTATATCCGCTACAGAAAACGGAGCCACAGAACTCTATTACGACGGCAGTAAGAAGCTTTATACTTATGCTGACGGGGCGAAGATAGAAGGAGATTTCATTTTCAAACAAGCAGACGGTACAACTAAAGCAAGTTGGAATGGCACTAATAATTATATTAAGGTTAATGATAGTGTCAAATTTGTTGCAGGTACAGGAGATGATCTCCGTATCTACCATGATCCGTCAAATGGTGGGAACATAATTGATGCTGCTACATCTGAAAACGTATGGATTAAAAATAATGCAGGCAGTGCAAATGAGGCGATGGGTGCCTTTAGAGCTAACGGATCATCAGAACTCTATTACGACGGTAGTAAAAAATTTCATACCCATAGTACTGGAGTAACTGTAACTGGTTATCTACATATCGAGGATGGATCAACTGGTATTGGTTTAGGTAATTCGGATGATTTAAAGCTCTACCATGATGGAAGTAATTCTAATATAAAAAATGATACTGGTTGGCTTAATGTATCTGCTGGTGGTAATGGTTTTAGTGTTGGTAATGGTGACTTTAGTGAGAACTTATTTAAAGCAACAAACAACGGCTCAGTAGATCTCTATTACGACAACAGTAAGAAGTTTGAAACGGATGCAAATGGGGTAACTATTACAGGTACAACTACTTGTAATGGAGATGTACACTTTGATGGTAATACAGCAGGTAGAGATGCTTTATGGGATAGATCAGATAACTGTTTACATTTCCAAGATAATGCTTATTTAAAAATTGGTACTGGAACGGATTTACAGATCTACCATGATGGATCTCATTCATGGGTTAAAAATACTACTGGTAATGTAGTTGTACATACAGGTACAGGTCACTTTAAAGTCTGGAGTGGTTCTAACGAAGATATGATAGATGCTGCTCCTAACGGTGCAGTAAAATTGACGTATGACGACAGTTTGAAGTTAGAAACTACCTCTGGTGGTATCAACGTAACTGGTGCAATTACAGTTAACGGTTCTGCTTTAGCTAGTGGTAACACAATTACAGGTTTGATGGCTGATGGAGCTATTGGTAATTTGAAACCTGTTAAAGCTCAATCAAACGGAAAAATAGGAGAAATCAAACTTGTAGATAGTGCTGCTACTTATCCTATATTAGATGGTTCAGGTACTATTGATGGAGGTAATACTTGGGCACAAGGTGCTTGCAAAATTGCAGATAATCTAGCAGTCTATACTTACATTGACGGTGGTAACGGTAAAGTAAAGGTAGGAAGTTTATCATCAACTGCTACATCTTATGGTAATATAACATTTGGAAGTGAATATGAATATGAAGACGGGGATGTAGTTGGAAACCCATGTCTTGCTAGAATAT